TTTCAGCTTAATCGGTTTCATGCTCCGCCAGTTTGAGATTGCTCGTCTGGTGGGTATCCGTCCTTATAACGCAATCGCATTCTCAGGTCCTATCGCTGTATTCGTCAGCGTGTTCCTGATGTACCCTCTGGGTCAATCATCATGGTTCTTTGCTCCATCCTTTGGTGTAGCAGCGATCTTCAGGTTCCTTCTGTTCCTACAAGGTTTCCATAACTGGACGCTCAACCCCTTCCATATGATGGGAGTTGCTGGTATACTGGGAGGAGCACTACTCTGTGCGATTCACGGAGCAACTGTTGAGAACACACTTTATGAAGACAGTGATCAGTCAAATACCTTCAAGGCATTTGAACCTACCCAAGAAGAAGAGACGTACTCTATGGTCACGGCTAATAGATTCTGGTCTCAGATTTTTGGAATTGCTTTTAGCAATAAGCGTTGGCTTCACTTTTTTATGCTTTTTGTTCCCGTTATGGGTCTTTGGACTAGTTCTATTGGTATTATTGGTCTTGCCCTCAATCTTCGTGCATATGATTTCGTTTCTCAAGAAATCAGAGCAGCAGAAGATCCGGAGTTTGAAACTTTCTACACGAAGAATATCCTTCTCAACGAAGGACTCCGTGCCTGGATGGCTCCCGTAGACCAACCCCATGAAAATTTTGTATTTCCAGAGGAAGTCTTGCCTAGGGGCAATGCTCTGTGATATACTGGGGGTCGAGAGACCCTCTTTTTTTATACTAATCAAAGGAGAATAGAATGCAGAGTGCTGAATGGTTGGGACAACTTTCTATTGCCCTCCAAAAACTTGAATGGACTGCTGATGATGATATTGCTGTTGAAATTGGCGGTGTTGCTGTAACTGGAACTGCCACTAATCCAAATGGAAATCCGAAGTGGTCTAAACCTTTTGGCACAGTTACCTATCAGAATGATGCTTTCATTGTGATTAAGAATCGTAGTCGTAACCCTCTTGTCCCATCACAACCAAACCCTGATCTAAAACAGGCACACCCATACGAAAAGAAATGAACGGTTACTATTCTATATTTAGCTCTAAGGGTAAAAAGATCGCTGATTGTGGAAGTTTAAGAGATGCTATCACTCTTGTTGGTATGAGGGGTGAAGGGCATTACTATCAATTTAATCCTTTACCTGGGGATATCATTGACATTAATCGTCCTAAACAGTTGCCTACTAGAGATATTATTGTTAATATGGATGGAGGTGTTGGTGGATCTTGGAAAGTTGAGTTTCAACAACAACTATCAGAATCTGAATTAAAAACATTTAATCTATAAATAAATTTCAATCATGACTTTTACAGTTTATTCAAAAGATGGGTGCCCTTGGTGCACAAAAATTCAACAAGTTCTTCAGTTATCCGAACTAAAACATGTTGTATATAAACTTGACACGGATTTTGATCGTAATGAATTTTATCTGAAATTTGGTCAAGGATCTACATTTCCACAAGTCACCTTAGATGAAAAAGTAATTGGTGGTTGTACGGATACAATTAAATATCTAAAAGAACAAAATTTGGTTTAATGGAAAATAATCTTCAAGAAATCTGTAACGACGTAGAGAAAGCGATTGATTACGCATTCAATGGCCAATTTGTAATGAAGTTCTATGATTACTTGATGGTCCGTAAAACTAAAAAAATAGAAGTCGATGATTTTATCGATAGCAAAACTTCTAAGGAACTAACAGATCTTGTAAGCGAACTTGAAGAATATCTTGAGGGTGGTTCAGATAATAATCATAAATTGCTTCGTGAAGCATATGGTCATATTCCTAAACCACAAGCAAGAAAAATTAAAAATTATTTACATGGCATTCTAGAAGATGCGTTGAGGTATAGTGATGACAGACGACCAGGAAGGCGTAAGAAGAGCACTAAATAAATCAGAACCCGAAATCAATCGGGGTGTAGAATTATTACTACGTAATAGGAGGAGGAGACCAGATCCACCAAAAACTTTCCAAGTAAAGTTTGGTAAAATGGTTACTCTTTTCCGCAGAGAGTTTGTTTTACACCTGAACTTCTACTTGGACATCAGGAAAAAATAAACGATTCTCTGGAGAAAAAAGATGTTAGCAGTAACTCTCACCATCAGCACACTTATATCAATTATGTTCTTTTTTGTAGGAGGTGTGGTAGGATGGCTAGCAAAAGAACATTTCTATTCTACTAATATTGCTTATACGCACCCAGAGATGTTTGATGAAAATGGTAATGTTTTACCAGATGAAATTTTAGCAGTACGATTTGAAAACGATTATGACGACTACGAAGAAGAAGACGACGAATAGAACAAGAACTACAACGCAAACAACGACTGAGATTGAAGAACTTCCTATCAATCCATTTGTGTTTGAAATTCTTGATTTGACATCCAAACAAAGAACAACTGCCAAAAAGGTGGAAGTTCTTAAAAAGTATGAACATGATTGCCTAAAAACAATTTTTGTTTTTAATTTTGATGAAAGCGTAATTAGTCTTCTCCCTGAAGGTGAAGTTCCTTATGGTGATGCTGAAGATCAATCAGTATACTCTGGAACTCTTTCTGAAAATTTGGCTAGAGAAGCAAGAGGTGGTGAATCAGCTACAGGACAAGATTTGGATGGTAGAGGAAAAACATCTCTCCGTAGAGAATTTCAAAATCTTTATCATTTTGTGAAAGGTGGTAATGACTCTCTCAGTAAAATTCGTAGAGAGATGATGTTCATTAATCTTCTTAGAGGTCTTCATCCCCGTGAAGCCGAAGTATTAATCCTTATTAAGGATGGAGCACTGGAGACTAAATACAAAATATCCCATGATGTTGTAAAACAAGCATATCCAGATATTCGATGGGGTGGTCGTTCGTGACAGTTGCGTTGGAGAATCAAAAAGAAATGGCACAATTTAGAGAAGAATTAAACGATCTTGTGCCATCTGATTATGGATGCCAAATTCTTTTAGAAAAAACAACAATAGAAGTAGCAAAAGATAAAAGTTTCCCAAATGATGCTAGATTAATTTGGTATATTGTTGATGGTGTACAGTATGTTGATTTAACTCGTTGTAGTAAGGTCTCAAGATTATTTGATATGTACTATGATAGATATGGAAAAGGTGCTGTACAGAAAATTGATTTTGGATATGGAACAGTTAATCCCAAACTCTGGGGAGATAAACCAAAGGAGAAAAAGAAGAAAAGATGAACGCTGATGGTTTTAAGGGTTTTGCTAGCCCTTCTGAAGATAAAGAATTTCGTTTGAAAATTCGAAATAGTGAAGTTCAGAAAATTATTAAAGAATATAAAAAATTAAAGAAGTATCAAAAGTCATCTCTCTTTGAGATTGAAAAACTATCTGGTAAAGAGACTCAGATCGATAGATTGATAAATGAATATGGTATTGATCCTGAGGCATTAGAGTAATGGGAAAACATTATCTGCTAAACCTTTATGGGTGCTCATTTGTTTTACTGGATAATGAAGAATGTCTTATTGAATTATTAGAACATGCCGCTACTATTAGTGGTGCTACAGTAATTCAAACCATCTCAAAAAAGTTTGAACCACAAGGAGTCACTGTACTTACCTTACTTTCTGAAAGTCATATTAGCATTCACACTTGGCCTGAAAAAGGAGAAGCAGCAGTAGACGTTTTTACTTGTGGTGATTGTGATCCTAAAATTGGATGCGATGTTATCATCGAACAATTAAAAGCAGATAATCACACATTAAGTTACATTGAGCGTTGACAAACGCCTTAAATAGTATTATGATCTAAGTATGTGTAACTTTTATCATGAACTACAAACCCTATTCACCAGAGTGGCATAGATATCGCTATCTAAAAGAAGCGATTGATAAGTATCTCGATGACTATGTTGATCCAACTTTCATTATGGATGACATTCGGGACATTCTTCATATTCGTTCAGAAACAGCATATGAAGAATTTCAACGAATTAATCAATTAGAGCACTATCTTTCGGATAACTAAAATGCTTTCAACCCAATACAGACTAAGATTAGAAGCAATTTGTGAAAAAATTGTTCTTCATGAAGAAGTCAGTTTGGAGGACATGATCTGGGCAGAAAAGTTGGCAAAATCTAATCGTTCTGCTGCTACTATCCTTCGGCAGGCAAGAAGGAAAGCAGAAAACCCAGACATGAACGAGATGGATGACTTTCTGAATCAGTTAGACATTGGTGGTTTTGGCAATGATCGCTTTGGAAAGCGTGGTTTTGATAGTGTAGATGATATGATTGACTGGTGGACAGAAGATAAACCTGATGACTGGAGGCAACGTGACTAAACCTATTAGCGCAATTCTTTATACTGATGGTAATCAAGAATGTGAACGTATTCGTATGCTCTTAAAAAGCCTTGGCGGAGAATATAGAGAGTATGTTCTTGGTGCAGATTTTAGTGATAGACAATTTCGTGCTGAGTTCGGCAAAGATGCTGCCTACCCACAAATTACTATCGACCATGAACATATTGGAAGTTTAAAAGAAACGTTACAATACTTTAAAGAAAGAAAAGTTATTTAATTTTGTATCACATTTTACAAAAGAAATTGACTATATAGATCAATAGGTCTATAATGACCTTACGTTCATCCCTTTGGGACGGAAGTAAGCCGACTCGGAACGGATCGTTCATCTATGGAACAACTATTCTTAACTTGCTTACAAGCACAATTGATGATTGGTAGAATTAATGCTAATCCTTTAGTTGATGATAAGCAAAAGAATGATCTTGTTTATGAAATTAAACAAGTCACCAAGAAAGGATGTTTCCAAGACGCAAAAGCCGAC